GCTGTAACCGTAGCGCTGTGCGCATCAGTTAAGTTAGCATGAGCTGTAATGTCTCCACCGATTATTATAGTACTAGGAGGATCATCTGGTGCAGGCATGATAAGAGACTGTACCCTCATAAGCTGATATTCAATTTCTTTAAAATTACGATCTAAGGCTACAAGCATATCTTCGTTGATTTCAGTAACCTTAAAAGGAAGATTAACTCTCATAATGGGATTAGACATCAGCTACTTCCCCCCCTAACCTTAGGACGACGTTTGGCTTTAAAAGGAAGTAATATACCTCTTACCTCGAAACCTTTAATCCCGGAATAAGAAACTCTCGGAGAAAGATAACGCCATCGTTCTCTTGTAGGAAACCGATACTGGTCAACCATATTATCCGATCGGTCAAATACAAGCACTTGAGGAGACTCATAATCCACAGAAACCGTGAGAACTGGAGCTCCTTGTGAAAACGGGGACCTCTGTAAGAATATCCTCTTAGCTTTCTTTTCATGCTCCGGAACCCCAAGATCATAATATTTTCCCTCCCAGAACCCGGAGATGTCCTGACCAAAATCTGATTGTCCTACAAATTGCTGATTGACAAAGTTCTGAACTGAATCACCAGAAAAAAGATTAAACCTTGTTCCATCATCATAAACTTCAAAACAACTTGAGTTAATTCCACTCCAGGGCCAGAAGGAGCCTCCTTCACTCGCCATCGGGTCATAAGCAATTACAATGTTGTTTTCAGTACTTGTACCTTTTGGTAAAGCAAAAAAAATTAAACCATCCCAAGATACCACACAGGCTTTGTGAAGATGCGTAGTGTTTATATTATTCCAGAATCTCGGTATTTTCATCCGAGAAAGATTATCTTCTTTCATCCCGTTGAAAACATGTAACCCTTCATCTGAGATAAAATATAAATGCATCCCATGTTGTGTCACAGCTCTCGGTCCTACAGCACCTACTCGAGATACTAGCTCATCCATCCTAAAGTCTGTCATACTAGAACCTCGTAGTGAGTGCATTGACCTACGCTTGAAGACTATAAGCTCCCCAAGAAACCTAACTAAAGCCGTAATTTCGTCACCGTCTCCATCATTCACATTCCAAAAGTTAACCTGAGGCCAACTTTCAATCATAAAAGGGTTACACCATCTTAACATCGAGGGATTTTCCGAAGTCACGGTAAAGAGCCTCTCCTTATGGAGAATTATAATCCTCCCATTGGGGGCATTGAGTAATGGAGACACAACTTGACCGTTCCACTTCCAAGGAGCATTCACTCCGTTGAATACTACCATATAGTTTACTCCCGTCTCAAAGAAGGTTGGTGCCGAGTTTAAACCTCCATTGATGAGAGTAAATCCTACCCCTATATTAAGAACTCCTACCTCAGCACCTGTCGCCACAACTAGGTTTCTCAAAGCTCCTCCTATACCCCCCGGCTCCCTGTAGTAAGCATGTAAACCATTTATCTTACCAGATAAGGGGGAAGGATGTATTCTTGCTTGTCCCGGTCGTGATTTTAAACTTCCGATGGTCTGGGAGATTACATTCTCACAATCTTTGGCTGCATTGTCCGGAAGTAAGTTATCATCAATCCTATTAACTAAACCAGCTCCAAAATCCCTTATAGCCCAATTATCTCTTGCCACCGGTAGCAGCCTCCTTTACCAGTATCCAGGTTGCATCTTTGTTCCCCGTTCACTAACCCGACCTCTTAATACTCCCACTCCATCCATTAGAAGATTATAAAAACGTTGACGATACTTATCAGCAAAAGATGACTCTTCCCGGTCTGAATCCGACTCTAAATCCCAATATTCCGCCTTACAGAAAGCTATAATCGCCAGGTTGAATATCTCGTGAACTTCTGTCTCATAATCTTGAAACCACGGGTCAGAAGGGGGGGGAAGTAGGTCAGGAACCCTATGGTAGAGAATAATATAGTCCCCGCCCTGCTCAACAGAAAACCTACCTTCTCCTGTCACAATAAAATCCAGATACTCATGGTTGCGAGAATCTAAAACCTTAGTCATGCGGAGATGGTCCGCAGGAAGTTCATACTCGACCTCAGGCGATAAATTCCGCATGGGTAATCTTACAACCCTACCATAATGCTTGGCAATCTCAAGCTGAGCAGAATCAATCCACTCTGCCACAAGAGCATTATTAAGAGTGTCATCGACTTCCGAAGCAACACGGGAGATAATTTTCCCAACTCTCACTTCCCCCCACCTCTTCCTACTATCTAACGCGAGTAGGAGCATAACCTGCGTCAGCAAGCAAGTCAACCACTTGCACAGGTAACACCACAGGTACCCCGCGTTGAATTTGAAAGTTCCACCCATTAATCCCTACCAAGACATAAGAGTCATGTTCGTTCAGTTTGTCAACGGGAATCATTATTTTCTCTTTTGGTGACTTCCGAAGAACCTCAGCAGTACTACGGCCAAGTTGAGTTACTTGTTGCTCAATGGTGGCATCTAAAACATCCACAGCCTCCGGAGATTTAGGTGCTCCCTTGACGGTAGCTACCGGGTCATGTTCCGCGCTACCTTCCACAACACCTTCTTTTTCCTCCTCATCCTCTAAATCTTCCAAACCTACTAGCTCCTCGTCATCTAGCTCGATATCCTCGAGAGACCGAAGTTTTTTGTTCTTAGCCATTAAAAGGTTTCCTCCTTCATAAATTGTGATAAGGGGAGATTTTTAGGCCTCCCCCTTAGTTAGTAGATGTGGTTACCGTTTTATGCAGGCGGTACAGAAGCAGCAGACTCAACCCGCAGAATTGCAAGCTCCTGGAGACGGACAGCAGTAAACAAAGCCTTCCAACCAACAGAACTTCTCTGGTTCAACGGGTCACCAGAACCTTCAGTACCAAGCTGCTTAATGATGGTCTCAGGTTTGCTGGAGCCAGCAATGTCAGCTACACCGTATGCATCGCGACCGATAACGATAGTACCATAAACATCAATACCAGCAGCACCAGCACCTGTGAAGATGGGGGCCATAGTAGTCTCGATGTAACGTACGCCATACATCTTACCGATCTCGCCCTCAAAGATTTTGGTGGAACCAGCATACTGATTAGCGTTAGTCCATGCGGCATCACCCATAATGTCATAAGCAACATCAGGATGGATGAAGGCTAGGAAGTCATTGCCAGCAACAGGACTAACGTTGTTACGAGCCATAATCTGACGAACACGACGCATGGTCACACCATCAACCCTATGAGAAGAAGCAACGTTAATACGAGCAGGGCCACCACCTACGAAAAACACGTTAGTACCAGCAACAACAACGTTACGGACAACAGTATCCAGAGTCAGACCAGCTTGCTCACCGAGCAACTCGAGAGCTTCAGTGGCATTACTATCAATGCCCATCAGGTCAAGCAAGTCGGACAGACGAATGAAATCACCGAATTGTTGAACTGAAGCGTTGATGCTCAGAATGGACAAAGCCCTTCCAGCCGGAGTCACACCCTCTGTCAACGGAACAGTAGCAGCAGCTAAAGCCTGATACCGGCGAAAATTTGCAGTGTGACCCTCTTTCTTGGGCATAGGCTTCTTTTGCCCGTACTGCATGAAAACAAGCTTCGGTAGCAGACGGGACAACAGCGTACGATCATAGAATATCCTCTGTTGAGCAGTTAAAGCTCCATAAGTTTGTACTGCCATCTATATGTCACCTCTCTTAACTTCGTTTATACCCGCCTTGTTTTGCTTTTTCTTTCATGGCCTCAAACTGCGCATCACTCAAGTCCCAAATGTCAGGCTTTTTAGCCTGCTGGGTCCCTGACTTTTTAGCAGTGGCCTTATTCCGCTTTGCCACTTTCTTAAGGGTCTGCTGTGTTGCATCCCGAGTAATCTTACCTTTGCGTGTATCTTCAGCAACTATAAGATCGTAGGCTGCTTCCACAGGAAGATTAATATTATGCTTCTTTTGATAGTCATCTCGTACTTTTTTAATACGAGCCTCATCGAAAAGTGGCAAAGACGGGTTTGCTGCGCGTTGTGCTTCTACCTGAGCTTTTACCAAGCCCAACGAGCTTTGGTCTTGCACCTGGCTCATGAAGCCTTGCATTTTGCGCAGAAATTCTCCTTGTTGGTTTATGACCAGTTGTTGTTTATACACTAGGTTCATAAACTCCGGAGTCACCCCAAGTTTATCAGCCAACTGTTCCAATTGCTCCTGTGACAGCTCGGCGGGCATTTGATTCTGCTGAGGAGCTTGGGTCTGCTGATTTTGAGGTTGTACAGGCGGTTGCTGGTATTGCTGCTCAAATTCCTTACGAATTTGGGCTTCTCTTGCAGCTAACCTCTTAGCAAAAGCCTGAGATACGTGAGAGTCCTCGAACTCTTCATCGTTGTCTTCAGGTTCAATTTCCCTCTCCTCTTCCTCTCCTTCATCTTCTTCAGACTCATCAAGGAACTCAGACAGGTCAATCTCTTCCTGAATCTCTTCTTGTTCCTCGGCGGCAGGAACTTCTTCAACGCCCGGGGCTTTTTTAACCATTATAGGAAACCTCCTCAAAAATGTGTGGTACGGCGGCTACCACTAATTAACGCCCGATCAAAATATTTCTCGAGATGAGTAGGAATTATCCCTGCTCACCTCCCCCCAAAGATATACCCGGTTGTGCCTCCGGAGCCGGAGCCCCCTCAGGAGAAGCTAAATCTCCCGGAGCACCTACCCTATCAAGCAACTGAAGCATAATTTTAAGAGTCTCCTCGGTAATAGGAACACCTTTCTCAGCTGCTTGTTGGATAACATGGTCTACCATCGCCTGAACAGCAGCAGACTGTTGTTGAACTTGGGCCTCCATAGCTTGCTGTACCTTTTTAGCCCGGTTTTTTATAATCCACCCCGCTTTGGGAAAGACGTCAGCAGGAAGCATCTCCAAATACTCATCAGGACCAATCATCCCACCCTCAAAAAGTTTATCAAGATGGGCCATGAACAATGACCTACTATATGGAGAAGCAGCACTTGCCTGTACCCTAACATCAAACTCCATGTCTGCATAGTCAGTACCCTGAAACCAAATAAAGCCCTCAAGTCTATTTTCTCCCATAACTTTAAAGAGTCTGGGTTCTTCATAAAACTCCTTCCAATGTGCCAACCACAGTTCCCCAAGGTCTCTAATAGCTCTGTGTAGTCTACGTTGAGCCCCGCGAATACGAATACCAGCAGCCTCTTGCAATGCCATAATGGCTGAAGCATTAAGTCTTGCCCCAGGAGCTTTACCAGACCACGCCTCATGCACACCAGATACATCTTTCATCCCATCAATATTAAAAGCCCGTAGCCCGGGAATGTGGCCTGCAGGAGTAGGCGGTTGCATAAAGTCTACGCTCCAAGCCCCAGGAGGAGAGTTATCTGGAATAATATTACCACCGGGACCAGGAACGATAAACTTTTTATCCACAAAATTAGGTTTATACCTTATATTAGGCAACCCGGTATTGTAAGCAGAAAGAAGAGCAATACCCGCCAGCCGGTTTTCCTCTTTTTGATTATTGATAATATCAGCTGACTCAGGTTTACCAAAGAAACTTTTTCTTTTTGGTAACCACTGCATAGCCACAAAAGGATATTTACCATGTTTATAAATACCTTTTTCATGCCGTAACTCTCTATCTTCACAGATGACTGTATAGTCAAGCCTAAACTGAGGAAGAAAAGGAGCCTCAATCTCATCACCTTCATCATCAAGCAACGGATTACCTGCTTCATCCACAAAAGTAAGAGGCTCGTAGTCCTCATCATCTTCTGTTAATGCAACTTTTTCCCAAAAATGAATAAGGTCAACCTCATTGTCGGTACCATGAGAAATAAGTTGTTGATCATAAATTTGTGTATGGTTACTCATACTAGGTTTAATATAATCCACAATCTCGGGAGCAAAAGCTCGGTATGTAGCTCTCATTTCCTCAATAGGAACTCGCTCAGCTACAATAATATAAGGTTGTTTTTGTAGTTCTTTAGGAGGTAAAAAAGGATTACCCGGGAAGAAGTCAGCAGCATCAATCTCATACACGGGAATATCTCCAACATAAAAATGTCCTTCTCCCCCACCGCTAAGAGTATTATCCCACGGACTAAAAAGAATTCCTGTCCCAAGTAATGCGGCACTGCGAGCAAAATCATCTACAGCCTCGCCCATATTAGTCTTATGCCACAGGTGTTTAGCAACTTGAGATAAAGCCTCAGCTGCATCAATAGGTGTAGGCCGCATTTGTTGCAATTGTTGAAGTTGTATTGCTTGAGGGTCTGTCGTTGGCATCATAGAAACTGCAGGTGCAGGCTCTGGGTCAAGTGGGTCGAAGAAAATCTCCGGCCTCTCATATGTCACACCCATGACTTTTTGCTCAATAATAGCGGCAAATTGGTTTGTCACAGGTCTAGGATAGTTGCGAGTCTCCGGCGTAGGTTGCGGCCATTGATCTCCGTTCCAAAACCGTTCATACTCCGGCCAATCTTCATAGAACCCCTGAGCCCTTTTAAAGCTTACACCATCATTATACTTCTCTTTAATTACATCTACTCGCTTACGCTCACCCAATAAAGGCTCTGGAATGAGTGTGGGAGCCTCTTTTTTGTTTTTATTACTAAATAAGCCCACTTATATTCCTCCTTACTCCATTCTCGGAGGCTGATGATACAGCCAATTATTATGAGCCTGGACTAACTCTTGCTGAATTTCCTCTACTCTAAGCCGACGTTTAGACCTTTTAATAGGTTTATGATATTGCATTTTACTGTCTAAAGTTGGCTCTAGAGGATACTCAACCTCCATAGTTGTATTATGAAAATACCTTATAGCTGAATATGCTCCTACAAATGAAAATAACCCACAAATTAAAGCAATTAACATCAGTTCTAAGACCATGCACTATAACTCCCCTCAACTCTATCTTCAGTTATTAGCTGTGGTGGCAGCTTTTTACCCCCCTTAAGAGCCACCACAGCCTGTGGATGAGGCCTCCCCATGACAAAATATCTATCTACATCTTGAGGATGGTGCTCACTGCGAGAAGAAATATCTTCAGGATTAGTTTTACTCTGCTCGCACCCGGGATAAGTCCTAATACTATTACCACAGTTTATGCTAAAAGTTAATGCCGGCTCGCTACCATCTTTAGGTGGAACTAACCATTGATGCAAGCGACGCCAACCATTGCTTAAGTCATTATCTGCAGGTATGAGTATTATAGGATTATGGTCATACTTAACTTGATGATTCAAAAAAATCTCAGCTGTACTCTCACCTGTACCACTCTGCTTATTCCAACATGCAGGGTCTGCCCATATAGTTTTAAGTCTCTCCGGTGTTCCATCAGGCCTTTTGCTTAGCTCGTTAATACGTTTAGCTTGGTCAGGGTCTGTAGTCTGGGCAGGATAATACTCCCTATAGCACAGGGCCTTATTATTAGGAAATACTGCATACCACTTAAAGCAAGCTCGGCTACCATAACCTGCATCATATGCCCCATAAAGCTCACAAATATCAGGCGGGTACCAACCTGGCTCTTGTTTTACGTGAATATCGTAGTCCCATTCTGGGAAGAACGAGCCATGGCCAACGAGAAAAGCATCCTCTGGTGTTGCTGGGTACTCGTTACGGTAGGTATTAGGCATGGCCTTTTGCGTTTCTTTATACCACTCTGGAGTGCGCCTCGGGTCTGCCCACCACGGAAGGAAGAGGGACTTAAAACCGTTTTCCTCTCTCCGACCTCCCCAAAAAATTTCCTCAAAAAGTGTTCCCTTTTTACCCGTTGATATGCCAATTACCTGACCTCCAGTAGGACGGTTAATTGTGGGATAAGCAGCCGACCAAATTTCTTGGTCATATTGCTGAAATGCCCACTCGTCTAGAATCACAAGGTTAGCAGTAAAACTACGACCGGAGTCAGCTGATGAGGTAAGAGACTGGAACGTGCTGTCAGGCTGCTTTTTACTATCCTGTTTAGGATGGTATATTGTCACACTGAGTGACGTGGCCTCAAACGTGGCCCCGTTCCAGCTCCTATCTTGGTTTTTATATTGACGTATAAGCCACTTAGGAAGATTATTAAGAATAAAAGCCATCCTTCTAGCAAGCTCTTTTGCATCTGGGTTTTCTCTTTTGCTCAATGCAACCACAGAGTAACCAGGCCTGAAAAGCATCCTCCAAACCGCATAAGAAAGCGCCATCCAGCTGAGGCCTAGCTGACGCGCTTTAAGAATTGCTACTAGCCTATAACGTAAAAAATCTTTTAAAATCGAGGCCTGTCCATCCCACATGACGAAAGGTATAGCTAACCCAGCGACATCTCTATCTTCAATATATACTGCTTCTTTGAAAAAGGCATGAACATCGCGTCTCCATTTTTCTCTTTTTGCACCTTGTAGAAGAAGTTGCGGGTTAATCCCCTGAAGAGTCGGCTTGTCCTGAAAGCTTTTCACTGAGCTTTTCAATTTGGCTCAACTCCTCGTCGGTCAGATTGCTAAGATCAAACGATAATGCTAGAGGCTTGCCCTCTGCTCCTGTGATCTCGTGCCGCTCTTTAAACTTATCCGGTCTATAAGCCTTCAACAACTTGTCTAGAAGCATATCTGAGTATTTAATTGTATAGCCCACTATCTCACCTTGGTAGAACACAGGTTCCTGCACACCTTCAATCGCCCTCCGACGAGCTTCAGCCTCCATACGATCAGTAGCATCTTCAACCGCTTCTTCGAAAGCTTCTTTATAGAAACTAAATTTTCTCAACCACTCTCGATGCTGTTTCGAAGCTACTCCAGCTATATGGCAGGCTGTGAGTACCACACCACACTCTCTAAAGGCCCCCAAAATTGCTTTCATTGGAATAGTAAGTTCCGTACACGGCGGTTTCACGAAAGGTTTACCCATCACAGTCATCCTCCTTCCACAGGGAGTTTAGAAGCTCTTAAAAACACAAAACTGGTTACATTTATTATAAACCATATTGAGTTTCTTGTCCATGATTTTCCTGGAATTTCCATATTACTTCCGGTGAAATTTTAGCTCGAGGCTTGCAAAAGATTGGAGTTCGAGGATTAAGGTAGATGTCAAAAGATGTCAACAGTTTGATGAAGTTCGCAAAAAGTTTATAGAGTTTCTGTAGGCTAGTATTAGAAAAGCGGTGAACTCCCGGGGGGGATGATGGAGTCGGCGTTGCGGCCGTTGAGAATGCTTCTCAATCTCAAAACCTTTTCCGAATCGGAGGCCGGAGGTTTATATCCTTCCTTTAAAATAATTAAAGGCCGGAGAAGGAAGCCGGATACCGGAGGAGGATTAAAAAACCCTTTAACGACGGGAGGTTTTAACCAGCCAAAAAGATTTTTTAAATATTTTTTGGGAAACCATTTACATTCAGCTTAATGTGTGATATACTTGAATTAACCGGTAAATAACCGGAAAAAAGGAGGAAACGAAAAATGACAAGAGTAGCAACCAGTATCACAGTCGACGGCATTGGAAGGTCCACAGCGGAAGTAGTGGAAGAGCTAAGAAAGGAGGGTATTGAACCGAAAGTGAATATCGAGAAGAAGTCCGAAAAGCCAAAAGTGGAAAAGCCGAAAGTCGAAACAGGATTGGTCAACGTTAAGGACCTCGAGGCGGAATTCGGCCTCAAAGCCAAAGTTATCCGCCGTCACCTCCGGAAAATGGAGGAGTCCACTAAGGAACGCGGCCCCAGCCGGTACGAATGGGAGACCAAGTCCGCGGAGCTCGCCGCAATCCGGAAAAACCTCAAGGCGATCGTCAACAAAAAATCCGCCTAACACACAAACTGGCCCTCCGGGGCCTTTTTTCTTGCGTCCGGTTTTTTACTCGTACTGGAGTAATCCATAAAATCCACGGAGAGGCCTCTAAACGGCTCCGTATGGCCTCGAAGATCGTCGTCCTATAGTTACCCATGCGTTCGCCGTTTCGGGGTCCTTATAAGCCGCTCCTCCGGCTCGTGGAAGATTTTAAGGTTTCGAGAAACAGCTTTCGTACCAGATTGGGTGGTCGCTCGCAATCAAAGCTCATCCCAAGACCACTTTATTGAGTTATCTTTCATCCGTGCAGGACCAAAGAGTTTGTTGGTACGATCAGCCTTTTCTCCCGCGGTACCGGGTCTTCCCCTTCTCCTGTCCTCCGCCAAGACTGCCCTTATTTCCGAATTTTTTATAGGAATAGGTAGATCTACCGAGTACGCCGGACAAGTTCCAACCGCGTTAGCCTTCTTCCACAGGGGCCAAAACTCGTTAAAGGCCAAGCACAAAAGTTTTGACTTCTTGGACCTCAAGTTCTTACAACCTCTACAAAAACTTTCTACAAGTTCTCTTTCTTCGGGACTCAAGATCTTCAAAACTTCCACCTCCTTCCTCTAAGATTTTAAAACTTCTACAACCTTCTTTCTTTTGAGGCTCAAGATCTTCCACACTTGGTCACCTCCTTCGTACAAGACTAGTGCACTGGTGCGGGACTTGCAGCACCAAGTCACGGAATAAAAGGAACTACAAAAAAGGGGTTGAAAAACTTCTCTTTTTTAATAAAGATCTTTGTTCAGCGGTGCATGGCTTGGTGCCGCAACTCGCGGACGGAAGTGCCTGTAAAATTGAACCCACTGATGTACTAACCATTAGAAGAAGACTTGGTGCTCCAATTCGCGGACGGAAGTGGTTCCAAAAAGTAGACCCTCTGCTAGCGTACGGAGTGGTGGGTACCATATATATTTATATATATGGTACCCATCGCACCGTCGCGCGAGGTCCTCACCACTAACCACACCGGAAAAACTTCTTCCTTCCTGTGATGAATATAAAACTTCCTTTTTCCTGTGAAAAAACTTTCTTCCTGTAAAAAACTTT